GGCGGGTATGCAGAAGGCGGCCCCGTAAACACCTCGACTGCCAAGGGCCAGCTTGCTAAACTGAAGGCCGCGTGAGCGAGGGCACAGCCATGGCAACCAAGAGCACCAAAGCAGGTAAGAGCCGCGTGAACCAGGCAGGCAACTACACGAAGCCCGGCATGCGGAAGGCGTTGTTCAGCAGGATCAAAGCCTCGGCAACGCAGGGCACGGCCGCAGGCCAGTGGTCCGCGAGGAAAGCGCAGCTTTTGGCGAAGCAGTACAAGGCCAAGGGCGGGGGGTATAAAGATTGAAAGCGCCGCAGCAGTCGTTGAAGGACTGGACGAGTCAGAAGTGGCGGACCAAGTCCGGGAAGCCGTCGAGCAAGACGGGTGAGCGTTATCTGCCGGAGGCTGCCATTCAGTCTCTGTCTCCGCAGGAGTATGCGGCCACGACGCGGGCCAAGCGGGCTGGCAAGGCTGCGGGCAAGCAGTTCGTCAAGCAGCCCAAGACCATTGCCAAGAAAACTGCGCGTTTTAGGTAACGCCGAGGAACCATCATGCCGATTGACAAAGCTGTAAATCCTGCCCCGTCCATGGGCATCATTGCGCTGAACGATGCGCCGGTTGAGATTGAAATCGAGATCGACGAAGACGGCGGTGCCACGGTTGCAATCGGCAGTGACGAAGCCGAAGAGGTGGACTTCTATGCCAACCTCGCGGGTGTGATCGAGCCCGAGGTCTTGGCCAAGATCTCGATCGATGTGTCGTCGATGTTCGAGGCGGACAAGGGTTCGCGGTCAGACTGGGAGAACATGTTCGCCAAGGGCCTTGATCTTCTTGGCTTGAGGATGGAAGAGCGCACCAAGCCTTTCCGTGGCGCGGCGGGCGTGGCGCACCCCATGCTGATGGAGTCGATCATCCAGTTCCAGGCGCAAGCGCTCAAAGAGCTGATGCCGGCCGGCGGCCCCGTGCGCACGCAAATCATGGGCAAAGAGACGGTAGAGAAGTACCAGCAGGCGGGTCGCGTGCAGGACTTCATGAACTACCAGATCACAACCGTGATGGAAGAGTACACGCCGGAGTTCGACCAGCTCTTGTTTTACACGGGCTACGGCGGCTCGACGTTCAAGAAGGTCTACTACGACCATCAATTGAAGCGCATGGTGTCCAAGCTGTGCTTGGCCGATGACGTCTACATCCCGTACAACGGCTCAAGTGTCGTGTCCCAGTGCCCGCGACTGACGCATCGCATCGCGATGGACTCAAACGAGTTCAAGAAACGGGTGCTTGCGGGCGAGTATTTGGACATTCCGATCGACACGTCGGCGACGCCGGCGGATCCGAGCCCCATTCAGGCGGCCACCGACAAGGTGGTGGGGATTCAGCCGACGGATGATATTGGGGAGGTGTTCCTGCTTGAGCAGTTGGTGGACTTGGACATCCCCGGATTTGAGGACAGGGACGAGGAGGGCAGCCCGACGGGGGTGAAGTTGCCCTATGTGGTGACGTTGGCCGAGGACACGAATCAGGTTGTGGGCATCCGTAGGAACTGGCGGGAGGAGGATGAGCAGAAAAACCGTCGGAACTACTTCGTACACTACGTCTTGGTCGAGGGGCCGGGGGCCTATGGCCTTGGTTTTGTGCACTTGATCGGTGGTTTGTCAAAGGCGGCGACCAGTGCGATGCGTCAGTTGATCGATGCGGGCACGTTGGCGAACCTTCCGGCAGGATTTAAGGCAAAAGGTGCACGGATCGCGGACGATTCTGACCCGATTCAGCCTGGAGAGTGGCGCGATATTGATGCGGGCGGGGCTGAATTGACGGCTTCGCTCATGCCGTTGCCGTACAAAGAGCCTAGTCAGGTTCTTTTTGCGCTGTTGGGCTTCTTGGTGGACGCTGGAAAGCGGTTGTCGAGCACGGCCGACATGCAAGTAGGCGACGGAAACCAGTATGCGCAGGTCGGAACGACGCTGGCGCTCTTGGAACGGGGCTCGATGGTGATGTCGAGCATCCACAAGCGCCTGCATTACGCGCAAACGCTCGAGTTCAAGCTGCTTTTTGAGGGCTTTGCGCATTATTTGCCCGACGAGTACCCGTATGACGTGCCTGGAGCAAGCCGCCGGATCAAAAAGGCGGACTTCAGCAACATGGTGTCGGTGCTTCCGGTCGCTGACCCCAACATTTTTAGCACTGCACAGCGCATTCAGCTCGCGCAAATGCAGCTTCAGCTTGCCCAGAGCGCCCCGAACATGCACAACATGTACGAGGCGTACTATCGGATGTATGCGGCGCTCAACATTCGTGACATTGACGGCATTTTGTTGCCGCAAAACACGAACATGCCCCGCGATCCGGCGTCCGAGAACAGTGATGTGTTGAACGGAATGAAGTTGAAAGCCTTTGCTGGACAGCAACATGACGCGCACATCGCAGCGCATCTGATGATGGGCATGTCACCGATGCTTCAGGCCAATCCGATGGCTGCAATTGAGCTGCAAAAGCACGTGCTGGATCACATTCGGCTCAAAGCGGAAGAGGATGTTGAAGCGGATCTATTCAAGATGTACGGGACGGACCCGGATAGGATTGTTTCTGCAATCCAGAAGGAAGGCATGGTGGCGATTAAGGTTGCAACCTACATGCAGGAGATGAAGGACTTGCAAGGAAAGCTTTCAGGCGAGGGCGGAGAGGATCCGCTGGTCGAATTGAAGCGGCTGGAGATCCAACAACGCGCTCAAGCTGATCAACAGCGCATTCAAATCGATCAGCAAAAGCTTGGTCTTGACCAACAGAAGCTTCAGCAGAACAATCAGCTCAACCAACAGCGCCTGCGTTTGCAGGAAATCAAGACGATGCAGCCTAAAGGGGTTCCAAATGCCGCTTAAACGTGGGTCGAGTCAAAAGACCATCAGCTCCAACATCGGCGAGATGGTTCGTTCGTACAAAGAGTCGGGCAAGATCGGAACGAGTAAGCCCAAGAGCGTGAGCGCTGCAACTAAGCAGGCTGCGGCGATCGCCTACGAGAAAGCGGGCAAGGCAAAGAAGATGGCTAAGGGCGGCACGATGGTGTCGACGCCCAAAGGGGTCCAAAAGGCTGTGCAGATTGTGAAAAAGAAGGATGGCAATCGCCCAGTTCGCATATACTGAGCGACTTGTAGTACCGCTATCAGCCGGTGCGGTAAACCGGCTGCTTTCATGGAATCACCATGCTCGAGTTTGCAGAAGCAATTCTCAAGGAAGTCAGAAAGCTACAGCATCAGTCAGAGCAGATCGTGTTGAACGGCACGATTACTGACATGGAGCGTTATCGCTTCATGATGGGCCGCCTTGAAGGCTTGAAAATGGTCGAAGATTCCGTGAAAGCGCTCTTGAAGAAGCACACGGACGACGATTTACTTGACTAAGGGGTGACAATGAGCGCGACCGAGACTGTAGAAAGTGACAACCTGACGGCATTAGAGCGCAAGTGGCGCGACGAAGCTGAAAGCACGGGGCCTAGGCTTGAAGACTCGTATACCGAGTCGGGTTTTGACCCTGACAAGCTTCATGAAGCCGTTCTGGATCGTGTCCCAACGCCTACGGGCTGGCGGATTGCCATTCTTCCCTATCGCGGGGCCGAAAAAACCAAGGGCGGGATTGTTTTGGCTGAGGAGACTCAGCGCAAATCCAATCTTGCGACGGTTTGTGGCTACGTATTGAAGGTAGGGAGTTTGGCATACGCTGATGAGTCTAAATTCCCAACTGGCGCGTGGTGCAAGGAAGGGGATTGGATCATTTTTGGTCGCTACGCCGGGGCGCGCATCCCCATCGACGGCGGTGAGATCCGCCTCATCAATGACGATGAGGTTTTGGGCGTGGTCAGTGATCCTGAAGACGTTTTGCACATGTAAAGGAGAGCGGTATGAATACGGAGCAGTTGGAGTTCAAGATTGGAGAAGATGAAGAGCCGGCAACGGTTCAACTCAGCGAGGACGGCAAGTCCGAGCTTTTGGGAAAGCCTCAGCCGCCGGAGGTTGTTGCCACCGGCAGCGATCAAGGTGATTCGGCAGACCGAGGCGAGCTGGATCAATACAGCGAAAATGTTAAAAAGCGGATCGACAAGCTGACCGCGCGGCTGCGGGAGACGCAGCGTCGTGAACAGGCTGCTCTGGAGTATGCACGAAGCGTTCAGGCGCGCTCGCAGCAGATCGAA